CTGCTAATAACCAAGGGAACTCATACATTCCAGCAGCTCCACCACCGAAGCCACCACCGAATCCCCAGCCACCATTACCTAGCATACCTAGAGCAATAATACCTAGAATCCATTCTCCCATGTTACCACCCCAACCACCGTTGTTTCCAGTTAAGTCGAAAGTTGGTACAATTCCGTTTGTACTTCCGTTCATGATTTTCACTCCTTTCTAAATTTTCATCTATATCAAACACTTTGTGTTGATACCATTAATTAGATAATAAGCTCTCTATTTGGTTTATCTGCTCATCAGAATAACCAAACTTTCTTGCAAAATCATATAATTTCCTTCTTTGTTCTGGAGATTGTTTACCTAAAGTGTTTTTAAGTAACATCTCTGGAGTATTATTCTGTCTCATCTGTTGTAGTTGTTTGAACTGATTCGGATATTGAGCTTGTAGTTGCTGCATTATCCCCTGTGTATTTATCTGCATCATTTTTTCTCTCCTCTAATAATTCTTTAACTTGTTTCTCCAATGACTCTATTCGTAAGTCCTTCTCATCTTTAGGTACTATCTCCTCTAATAAGAATGGTCTAACTTTACCTTGAGGAGTTTTATACCAGATATTAGTAAAGTCCTTATTAACAAATAGAGTATCCATAAATATCATTTCTCTATTAACATCATCTATACTCTCAGCATATCTAATACCACTAGAAGTTGGTCCAGCTTGTATAGTCTGATTAAGTATAGTAGGTTGTGAATACTGAGCTTGTATTCTTTGTTTTTCCAGCTCATTAATTTTATTTCGTTCTTCTAAAATTTGTCTATCAATTACATTAAGTTGAGGATTAAATCCGTTCATCATATCATCCCTTTCACTTACATTATCCCATAATAAAAAGAGTGAAAAGCCTTAACTTTGCACTCTTTTTGTCTCATTTTCGTTCACATTTTGTTTGGATTCTTTCAGGATATTTATTTGGATATAGTTTATGAAGATAATCGTACTTGCTCCTTATACTAGAAATACAATTATTTATCGTTGACTTACTAACATGAAAGTCCATAGCCATACTTATTATAGTATGTTTATCTTTCTCCCAAACTCTAGCATACAATACCTTCTTCTCGAGCTCCGTTAGTATTGCATCTTCTACAAACTCATTATACAGAACTTTAGTCCAAGGTATCTGATTCTTAAAAACTTTTCCCATTACAAACTTCACTCCTTATAGATGTTTATTATACAGCAAAATTTTGTTTATTTAGAGAAAAATTTTTTGTAGAGAGATTTTTGTTTGATTTGTGAATATCACACACACACGAAGGTCGGCTCTATTAAATAACACTTTTCAAGGTATACCCTACCTTTTTTATATACCATATATTTTATAACTTAGATATATTTTTTATTATTTGCAAGTTTTTTATATTTCAAGACTTTTATTTCTTCACCTAGTAAATAACTTCTATAACTTTTATAAAATAGTTTTCTATATAGTTTATATAAAAATAATATAGTTTTATATAGACATATCTATATATAATATATAAAAAACACTCTCACGCGATAAACATTAATTTTTTACTACCCTTCAAGATAAAAAAGTTATAAAAGTTATTGACAATATGATAAAATTATGTTATATTATATATGTAATAAAAAAGTTATTACACTTATAAAAATTATCAATAAAAAAATTATAAAAATTATAAAAAAGTTATTGACAATATAAAAAATATATGATATATTATAAGTGTAATAAAGAAAAAGTTATTACAAAAAAAGTTATAACAAATATTAAAAAAGTTATTGACTTTATAAAAATTATATGATATATTATAAATGTAATGAAGAAACGCCCTACACGGTGAGAGAAAAAGTTTAAACACTCATTATATCACGGCTAGTAAAGGATGTAAAAATGTGGTAGAAATTACAAAAAACAATATAACATATAAAAAAGTTAAAAAAGTTATTGACAATATAAAAAATATATGTTATAATTAAAGTACAAAAAGAGAAAAAGCAGCAAGAAAAAGTTCTTTGAAAAAGAAATTATATAATTGTTATGGAGTACCAAACTACATATAAATAATAATTTGGTGGTAGGAATAACCTACAATACATCATTGTAAAATTGTATGCAAGTGGAGACATACTCCAAAGGCAAGATAAAATGTTCGTGTTGAGGTTCATAAATGGTTATTCCATGAGGGAATATAGTACACTGATGTAGCAATAATGATTATATAATGAGTAGGTTGTTAGGTTTAGTTATACAAGGGATGTTTCTCGATACTTGTGCGTGGGTTCATAGATGGCACAAAGGACTAATTGCAAAGCCAAGATAAAACAACCAAAGCAAAGCAGGTTTATCAGTGGAAACTGATAAATCTAGGTACACTATAACCAGGTCTATCAGATCCAAAAATGGGGGAGTGTTTCTAGATTTGTTAGTTTCCATACTAACAAAGAAAAGCTATAATTTTATAGAATAGGTAAGGAGTGATGAAATATGAAATATAGCAAAAATAAAAAATTAAATGGAGTTCTTCAAGAGATTGAGCAACAATTACTAGAATTAGGTCTAGAAGAAGTTAAGCATTATTATGATGAGTTCAAATATGAAAGTGATTATAATATTGCACAATATGGAAATCTTTTAATCTATTATGTAGATGTTCAAGAGATGTATCAAAGAAATGGTTATAAAACTAAGTTTAGTGATAATAAGGCTTGGGAAATTTATAAACATCAAGTTGGTTATGTTACTAGACAATTATTAAGAGCAAATAATATGCAAAGGAGATATATCTAATATGAAAGAAAGATTTGAAGAATATAAAAACATAATTCAAGAATTAGATGATAAAGGTATAGACTTATTAGAGCTTAATATATGGAATGAGATTGATTGTCAATTAGATAAAGAATTAACTGATAATCAATTACAAATATTATATTGCACAGTTGAAAGAGCATATTTAAAAAGTGAAGATGTGAATTTATCTGATTTAGTTAGATATTGTATTAAAAATGTAGATAAAATTTATGATATGCAAATATGGGAAATATTAATGAATTGTTAAAGAATAGGAGTGAATTAAAATGAAAGTAGAGCAATTTTTAAATAGAAATCAATTTCATCTTTATGATGATACATTAAATGTAGATATATTACAAAGTTATAATAGCAAGGTGGTAGAAATTACAAATAATCAAGGTTGCTATCAATGTATAAAACTTGGTAGAGACTGGGATTATTCAACAACAACTAGTAAACATGTTTATGCTTTTCTAGAAGAATATTCAAAATGTTATATAGGTAATAGACAAAAGAAAAGAAAGTATATAAATGACTTACTTAAAGAGTATCAAGAGAATAGAGAGCAATTTTTAGATAGAAATAACTATGCAATAGTATATGATGAGGAGATGGTTTAAAATGAAATATACTAGAGTTTATAAGATATTTGACTTAGAAGAATTAAAACTAGCCGAAAAAATGCTAAATAAATTATTAAATAAATATGAATATGTTAGAGTTAATCAAGTTGGAATTGATGAGATTAAAATAGCATATATGTAGAATAGGAGTGAATTAAAATGAAATTAGAAACAATTTATGGAGAATTATTAGAAATTATGAAAAATGATATGGACTTTGTAAAAGCACTATCATTAAAAGAAAAACTAGAAAAAGCAATAAGAGAAGAATCTTGCTATAAAACAAGTAGCAAAACTAGAGTAAATGCAATTAAAAGAGTAGCAAGTAAAGACAATGCTAGACCAGCACTTACTTGTTATGGAATATTTGAAGATTATAAAATAGTAACTGATAGTTATCACTTAATAGCAATTAAAGATGAGAATATGCCTTTAAAATTAGCAACAACTGATAATGAATTAGCAAATAAAGTAGGTAAAGAGAATTGTATAAATGCAAATTATCCAAATTTAGAGCATATTTTAAAATTTGATAAATCAAATGAGTTAGAAATGTTTAATCTAGATGATTTAGAAAGTACTTGTAAAATGAGTAAAAAAGATAAAGATACACTATTTACAATAGGAACTCAAAATTTCAATCCTCAATATGTTAAAAATGTTATAGATGTATTAGGATCAAATGTAAAGATATATTTCCAAGGAGAATTAAAACCATTATTCTTTGTAAATGATAAAGATGAAATAGGTCTAGTATTACCAATAAAGAAATATTAAGGAGTAATTATGAATAGTAAATATAAAAAATTTGAAAAGAAAGTTTTGACATCAATGATTATAGAGATTGATATAACAAAATGCACTAAAACTTTTAGAGAAATTATGAAATTAATTAGTGCTTTAGAACAACAAGAATTATCTGATAATGATTTAGAAATAAAAGATATTTATTTTAAATAAGGAGTGAATTATGAGTTTTGAATTAAAATTACAAAATATGATATTAGATTTAAAAAAGGTTGAGTCAGCTGAAAGTATAGAGGAATTATTAGATTATAAATTTGAGAATAATGAATATACGCAAAGAACTGAACTAGCATATAAAACATTAGTGGATTATAAAGACTGGTTAGAATATCAATCAGTTTTAATATTAAGAATAGAAAAAGATATTATTAAATTTTTAAAGGAAAGATTTTAAAAAAGTTAAAAAAGTTATTGACATTATCAAAGATATATGTTAATATATAATTGTCAAAAGACAAATTGATTTAATTTAAAAATAGGAAAAGGAGTGATGTATTTATGTTAAATCAAACAATTTTAGTAGGAAGATTAGTAAGGGATGTTGAGGTACAAGAATTAGAAGGTGGAAAGAAATATGCTAGTATTACAATAGCAATTCCAAGAAGTTTCAAAAATGCAGAAGGACAATATGATACTGATTTCATTGATTGTAGAGTATTTGATAGTATTGCAACTAATACAAGTGAATATTGCAAAAAAGGAGATATTATTGGAGTTAAAGGCAGACTACAATTTAGTACTTATGAAAAAGAAGATGGAACTAAACAATATAAAATGGAAGTTATTGCCGAAAAAATAACATTCTTATCAAGTAGAAGTAAAAATGATGAGGAGTAGGAATTATCCTACTCCCTAATATAAAGGAGTATTTAAAATGAATAAAGAAGAAACAAATAAAATATTAAAAGCAAAAGGAGTTTTTTGTGAATCTGATACTGATGAGTATATAGATGATTATAGAAAAACATATGAAAATAAAATGAATAGATTTGATGAAGAAGATTTTTACAATTCAGTAGTAGCTTGGTTTTTTGATGGTTCAACTGGAGCAGCATACTATGATTATTGGTTAGAAAAGAATTGGAGCTAAAATATGAAGATAATTAGTAATCAACAAATGTTAGATTATATTGATGATAAATTAAAATTAGATTATGATTTACTATTAACTTATGATAATGGTAAATGGATTGCTTGTGATGATAGCACAGGACAAAAATGGGTAGAAGAATTTGATCAATTAGCAAATGCTATTGGTTGGTTGAAAGGAGAATATGAATTATGAAAGAATTTATTGAAGAATTAAAACATAATCAAAACATTAATTTTGAAAAGGGTTTAGAGAATAGAATTGATATTGATTATGTAATTGAAAGATTAAAAAGTATTACTAATCCAGTTTATGATAATGGTTATCAAATTATATCAAATGTTAAAGGTATGAAGAAATATATTAATAAATGTATACAATACAACATAGATGAGGAAGAAGAACACAAAGAATTAGATGAAATTCTAGAAGAACTATCAGAATATGAAGATGAAGATATTGCTTATGTAGATTATGATAGACCTATGGGATTTGATTTAAAAATATTTACTAAAAATGATGAAATGGAGAATGATTAAGATGAGATTTTTTATAGTAGATTTAATAGGAGATTATAAAGCCTTTGCAGATTATGATGATGTCAAAGATTTATTATTAGAAAAAGTAATTGAAGATACAAAAATGAATTTAAGTGATGAACATATTGTATCAACTAATTTGGAAACATTAGAAAAATTAGCAAGAGATAAACATACACCTATGAATTATATTACTGAAAGACTTGAAAGTTTTAGTTATAAAATTATTGATTTAATGCAGTTAGAAAGAGATTTACAAGATTTAAAATATTTTATAGGACAAGAAAGTTTATTTGATGCAGTTATAGCACTAATTGATAAAGGAGAAAAATAATATGGATAATACATTTGAAATAAAAAGAAGAATTTTTGATATACTTGAACAAGCAAGAGTCTTGTTTAATGATTATTATAATGGTTTTGACCATAGTTATACTGAGGATGATAAGAAATTTATAGCAGCATTAATAAGTGTAATAGAATATGATGTAAATAGCATTAAAGAATTATTTTGATTAGAATAGGAGTTAATTATATGATAGTTATTTATGAAATTCATATTAATGATAGAAATAGAGAAGATGAGTTGAATCTATTTGATTGTGATAGTCTTAAAGAGGCAAAGTTCTTCTTTGAGAATAAACTAGGAGTTAAGACTAGCTTAACTAATTTAAGTAAGCATATCAGAACAAATGGAGTAATAAACAAAAGATATAAAATTTATAAAATTAAATAAAGTTTTAAACTTTTTAAAAGATGAGGTGTTATAATTTATGTACGAGGTAGAATTATTAAATTTAGAAACTAAGAAAACATTTACTAAAGTGTTTTGGAGTGAATATTTAAAGAATAACTTTGTTAGAAAGTGTAAATATTCTAAAAAGGTTAAAGTCTTAAGTATAATTGATAATTCTTGGTTGTATAGTTAGGAGCAAGATTATGAATAATGATTTAGCTAATTTAAAATTCAGTACAAAGTCAATTATGATAACTGATAAACAAAAAGAGTTTATTGAAACATTAATTGATGATCTAATGGATTATACTGATGAGTATAATAATATAGAATATTGGAAACTAAGTAAACAGGATGCTACAAAGTTAATTAAAGAATTAAAAAATGAATTAGATGGTTATCTATTCACTGATGAATATGATGGCTATTATGGTGGAGATATGTATACTGATGGTTTCTACGATTAAGGAGTGATAATATGTTAAAAGGAGTTAAATTAAGAGATTATCAAGAACAAATCTTAAAAGAACTTGGTAATGTTCCTAGTATTGGTTTGTTTATGAAAACTGGTTCTGGAAAAACTTTTACAAGTCTAGAAAGATTTAATAGAAATCCTACAAGTAACCTTTTAGTTATATGTCCTCAAAAGATAGTTACACAATGGTTTGATGAAATAGAGAATCATACTGATTTAATGGTTTGTAGATATAATATGGGTTGGAGTGCTACTAAAAAGCAGCAAACAATACAATCTTTTCTAGGTAATAGACCTTATGCTAATAAATGTGTTGTAGTAAACTTTGATATTATAACTAAAATGACTTGGACTAGTGCTATTGATGATACTTGGACTATTATTGTAGATGAAAGCCATAAGATTAAAAACATGGGTACATCTAGAAGTCCAGTTAAAGTTACACAAAAGGTTTTAGAACTTGGTAAATTAACTCCATATAAGATTATTCTTACAGCTACACCAACTGAAAAAGAATATGGTGGTTATATTGATCTCTATAGTCAATTAACATTTCTAGGTTATTTAGATATGAGTTATACATTATTTCAAAATAGATATTGTAGAATAGAAAAAATGCAATTACCTGGAATGCCATTTCCAATTAATAAGATAACTG